GATGTTAAACGTTGCTGTCTATAGCTGTTTAAAAAATACTCCGTTCAAGCCTCATATTATATGTGATGAGAGAAATATATACACATCTCAGCTCAAGGATAAGTATAAGGATAATATAACAGTAGTATACCATAAGGGTAAAATATTTGAGAGCTTTTGCGATCAGTTTAAGAATGATAAATCTCTAGTTAATCAACTAGGAACCGCCGGGGCGTACTTACGTGCAGAGATTCCGATGGTTGAAGAAGATGATAAATATGTCTTATATACAGACACGGATGTATTGTTTTTCAACCCTAGGAACGGGCCTCAAAATATACCAGCACCGAAATATTTTGCTGCAGCTCCAGAGTTTGAAGCGACTAATTGGTCATATTTTAATAGCGGGAGTATGATTATAAATGTCGATAATATGCGGGAAAAATATAACGAATTTCATGATTTTGTAGTTCCGCGGTTTAGAGAGTTGATAAACCATGCTCATGATCAAGCGGCATATAACCATTTGTTTTTAGACAAATGGGATCGATTACCTGTAGAATATAACTGGAAACCAGGATGGGGTATAAATAAGTCCGCGGTTGTCGTTCATTTCCACGGTCCAAAACCGACAGATATTGAAGCGTATTTTAATAGCAGCCTAGATGAGGTTAATATTGATGTACCTGTAGATGGATTGAGTTTATATAAACAGATGATAGAAAGGAATACAGAATCTAACAGATATTATCTAGATCAATATAATGAGTACACGTAAGATTGTATTAGATACTTGGATGGGATTAGGTGACAATCTCCAAGTTTCAACAATACCGCGAAGAATTGCAGAAAAAACCGGAGAGAAATGTGTGTGGATATCTACAGCTATCGAGCGGCGAGCTGATGAGATTGATGAGATGGTATGGAAATATAACCCGTACATTGCTGGGTTTACAGACGAGCCCGGTATTAATTACACACACAAGCTACAATTTGGAAAGTATGGATGGATCGAAAACTGGGAACGTATATACGGATTGGATGAACCTTACAGTGTCCGTCCAGAAGTATACATGCCAAAGGATCGACAGATAATAGACTACAATATAGGTGAAAACGTCGTTATAGATTTGTCGTATAGTAAATCATCTTACACTCAGAATGTGGTGAAAAAGGATCGATTGCCTGTCTTTGAGAATATGATTCGTACCTTAACAGAGCAGACCGACTGTACTATATACAGACCGCGAAATGTAAATTTGAGTAGCGAGGCATGTTTCGACTTCTTTGATCTCATATGCTCAGACATAGAAACTGAGATTATAGAAATACAAAATGTATTTGAATATGCTGATATAATAACACAATGTAGACAATTTATATCAACACACTCAGGTAGTCACTGTCTAGGGTCTGCGTTGCGGTCAAAATCATTATGTCTAATACCGGAAGAGCATTATAATAGAAGATATTTTGTATTTGATAATGTTCGATATATACCTGTATGAACCTGGTTTATATTCACATACCATGTGAGGATAGTCGATATACATCTTCAGAATTTCCTACATTTGCTCACTATACTGTTAGACATAATTATACACATCATACATCGAGCACTGTTATTGTGTCACCGACAAACCCTAATATAGAGGGTGTCGAGTATACGTGGATTGATGTAAATAAATATACACATAAACTACGCGAGCTTCGTCAGGTCACGAGAGTTTCTGATAGTTTTATATTCGTTACATTTGCTAGGTTATATATACTGTATTATGTGATGAAGGATTTAGAATTAGAGAATGTGATACATATAGAGAATGATAATCTATTATTCTATAATACCGGGAATTTAGAATCATATTTTGATAAAAGGAATATTATGTATACGATTATAGGGCCGGTAGTAGGTTCTGCCGGTTTTATGCTAATACCGGAAGCTAGTATGTATAAGGAATTTTGTATAAAGTGTATTCAGTTAATTGTTAAAAATAAATCTCTCTCTGATATGAATGTGCTATCTATTTTAAGATCAGATGAAAGTGTGTGCTTGTTACCTTCCCTGCCAGGAGATGTATTATCTGATAGGTATATATTTGATGGTGCTTCGTACGGTCAGTATCTAGAAGGTAATAATCAAGGATCAGGACCAGGGCATATATCACAGGATCACTTTACTGCTCCATTACTACAATCCCGTGAACTGAAGGTTTTTCATGATATAAGAGAATTGCCGATAGTCGAGCAAAGCGGTGAGCAGTACATGTTATTTAACCTTCATATACATAACAAATCCCGCTTACTACGTTATGATCAGAGGTGAATGTTTCCCGGCGTTAGCAGATCATGTATTGATACATTATGATCGCCTATACTGTAATCCGAACGATATAAGAGATGGAGATATAGTATATTGTGATACTCATCATATCCTACAATTCAAGAATATACTGAATCGCTTAGAAGACCTGACCATTATAACCCATAATAGCGATGCATATCTATATGATACAGATATACCTGATGATAACCAAGGTGTTGATGTGAGTGAATTAGTTTGCTACAGCCGGTGGTTTGGTCAAAATTCGTACACAGAAAAAGTTATTCCTATACCTATCGGATTTGAGAATAAGAGATGGGAGAAGGTTTTTGGGCCAAAATCTCAATGGTTGAGTGATGTTAAGAATCGCTCGATTGATCCGGAATCACTAGTATATTTGAACTGTAATATATCTACTCGTCCAAAGGATAGAGGTGAGTGTTATAGATATGCAGATAGATCAGAGATTGTTGATGTTGATAGATCAAAGCTGGACTACATTGAATATTTAACGCAGATTAAACGGTATAAATATACTCTATGCCCTCGCGGGCATGGATTGGACTGCCACCGGACATGGGAAGTCTTAATGATGGGACGCGTTCCGATATTAATTCGTGAAGGTCAAATGGAGAAGCTATATAGAGAGCTGCCGATATTGTTTATTGATGAGTGGGAGGAATTGGATAAATTAAACCTAGAAGATCTATATACTACTTTCGATTTTACCGAGCGAGAGTATTTAGAAATTGAATACTGGTCTACAGCGATTAAGTTAATTATATGAATAAAGTGGTCAAGCATATAGCTCAGTGATGTACAATATAGGTGTAATAGTTGTTAGTCATTATAGTGGTTTTTATACGCATTTTGATAATATCAGATATAATATATTTACTAATGAGGATATACCGTGTATATTTGCGTATAATGGAGATTTGCCGGGTGAACCAAAATTACATGAAACTGTATATAGAGATCGTGGAATGAATCCGTCAATGTATAATAAATTTATACAAACATATACAGACACTCCAGCATTGGCAGATGCGGATTTTATTGTAAGAGTTAACTCGTCCACATTTCTATCACCGAAACCACTAATCAAGCTAATTAGTAAATTGCCTGTAAATGGTTGTTACGCAGGGTCGTCGTTACCACACGGGTCGTCGATCGTTGCATCCGGGATGTGTATTATCTTTTCTAGAGATGTAATGAAGATGTTATGTGATAGAGGATCTGTACTAGGTAATATTAATGATGATCTTGTTATAGGTAAATTTATGAAAGAGAATAATATTGATCATATCAGCACCGACGTAGCAGATCAAGTTCGGCTAGAGCAGGGATTTAATTATATTGTTGCTAGCGGTAAGGTACCTGAAAGTTGTGATCCGATATACAGCAAGGTAATGGGACAGGCTATAACGAGAATTAAGAATGTAGATAGATCCTTAGATGCACAGATATGGGATATACTATATAGAAAGTACATTTATGAAACCAAAGATTGATACAATTTTACAACAGAAAGTTAATACAGCTTCCGATATTAACGAGCATCTCATGACACTTAAGAGATATGCTACGTACTGTAATACGATTACGGAATTTGGAGTACGGGAAGGTGAGTCAACGCTAGCGTTGCTCGCTAGTAGACCAGTGAAATTAACGTCTTATGATCTATACCCATCTACTGAATCGTTACATGATTTGAGTGAATTAGCTGATACGGAAAAAATAGACTTCGAATTTATTGAAGCGGATGTACTACTAGTTGATATAGATCCGTGTGATATGTTGTTTATAGATACATGGCATGCATATGGTCAATTAATACAAGAGTTATACATACATAGTGATAAGGTCAATAAATATATCATTATGCACGATACTGTTTCGTATGGATATATAGACGAGAATATCAACCATAAACGAACTTCAAATACTATATCAAATAACAAGAAGGGATTACTAGCGGCGGTGTCGGAGTTTTTAGATAATAACGATAGATGGAAAACTGAAGCCGTTTTTAGTAATAACAACGGCTTAACGGTACTATCAAGACATGATAATAAATAGATAATATGGATAAGGATCAATATGATATCCTGGTAGACCGTATCATATCAAATGATATGACGATGGTAACTAAGGAGAGGTTTGATACGATATATCGGCATTATAATGCAGTATCTAGACTATCAGGGGACATTATTGAGTGTGGTATATGGAGAGGTGGTGTGAGTATATTCTTGGCAAAGTTGTTCAATGATAAAAACGTATGGATGTGTGATTCTTTTGAAGGCTTCCAACCATTAGATTCTGCCTCTTATGAATACTACGGGCATGAATCGCATACTCCTAGGTTTGTATTACCTGGCCAGACCCCTGGAAGTCCGGAGGGGTTCTATGAAGAGGTAATTCAAAACCTAGCAAGTTTTGAACTATACCCAGATGATCGAATTAAAATTCTTAAAGGTTGGGTTAAGGACACTCTAAGCGCTAATACATTTACTGCAAAGGATATTTCGTTACTGAGGATTGACGTCGACGCTTACTCTGCGACATACGAGGTATTAGAGCAGTTATACAGTAAGGTTGTAACTGGCGGTTTAATAGTTTTTGATGATTCATGTCTTCATGAAACTCGCGATGCTATGTGTGATTTTTTTGATAAATTAAATATTAAAGGATTTTTACGACATACTGTTACAGATGAGATTATACATACTCCACGGGACATAGAACTGCCTTGTGGTTGCTATATAGTGAAATAATCAGAGTTGATAATTTATAATACATATACTATAATTAGTATATGATAATTGATGATATAAAAACGTATGATGGAGAGATTCTCCACAACCGTTTCGCATATAGATATTTCAGGAATAAGACTCTTCCTATCGGTAACATTTTAGCGTTCAGAGCTCCGATGCTGGTTGAAGCGGATGGAATGATTGATGAAGAGGATGTCCTTAAGAACGAATTTATCTATAGCGATGATGCTATTAACTTCCTCTGGGAGATACCATATTTAGACTCGTTTGGCGCAGTAGCATATCAGCGACTGTTCAACACGCAACTAGCTAATATTCTATATAATTATATACAATCACCAATCGAGATGGATGGAGATGATATACTTGTACATAAAGAGTTTGAGAATCACGGTATAGTACAACCTAAAGGTAAATGTAGTGTAAGTATAACTCATGTTAAAAGTGAGGCTGCTCTCGGTCATACAGGTATTAATATCAAGGCTGGGTTAAGGGCTCCCTCATTCGCATATTCGACGAATTTAAGTGATCCGGATGCAGATAGTTTCATGAGAGATGTCATAGATATGTTTTATGCATTAAATGATGATATATTCATAGCCACTACCAAGATTATATCTAAATAGATGCTCTTCGACCTCATCAATAAAATATTAGTATCTAAGAAAAAAATAGATATTAATATCGGAGATGAAACCGTCCATCCGTATATTATTAATAGATGGATTAGTATGTATTCTCCAGCGATGGCGACTGTCATCAACAGTACTGGAAATTGGCTATACAGTATCTTCGATGATAATACTTCAGAATATTTTCATTTTCTACAGAAAATCTTTCCGGTACTCCCAAATAAGCGTATATACTATATAAAGAAACCGAAAAAGGATCAACCTAACAATCAAGATACCGACTTTAACGAGAAAGTCCTGGCACAGCATCTTGAACTCTCCGAGCGTGAGATTAAATTATTGTTAGAGTATGAGTGCCAACATAGACCAATTAACACCAACTAAAAGTATAATCGATTTAACTAATCACTCGGATAACGACTTCGGGTTAGCTGAGTATGATTTATGTAATTTATTTGACGATCTTTTATTAGCTGAATTCGCGGATGAAACTCTTGATGGAGATATTATGCGTGATGGAGTTATTGTACCGTCCAATACAATACAAAGAGCATGGAGGGTAGGTAAGGTGATATTAGCAGGATATGGTTGTAAGAATGTATCAGCAGGTGACCATATTATATTTCCTCATGATAAGGGTATACCTATTTCTGGCATCACTATTGAAGGATACGGTAAGCTATCTCATGGTATTTTCTTAAACGAAGAACGACTATTCGGAGCCGTTAAGCCTAAAGATGAAAGTAGCTCTTCCGACGCTTAAGGCTCTACTCGAGAAGAACGTTCTAGAAATTAAGTTTACAAGACGTTTACCAAAGCCGGGTGCTCCGCCGACTAGGAGGATGTTATGTACTAATAGTATCAATGTATTACAAAGTGAGCCTGGGCGGAAGTTACTTCATTATAAGCTACCGGTAAAAAAGAATCCGACATATAATCCTAGGTCGAAGTCGATCGTTATCGCGTGGGATATATTGGTGCAAGACTTTAGATGTATAAGTGTTAACGACTGTGATGTTGTCGCAATTATTAATGATAATGAAGACTTTTGGCAATACTATAATGACGTGCTATATATAATGACCCCAAAGCAGAAGACAGCTTTTATGTTATCATGAGATCTTTTGATTTTATAACGGATAAATTAGATACTATTCTCCAGAGAGAGATAGAAGTAATATATAATGATCGACCTATCCGCAGAGGTGTCTTTATTTTATATACTGTTAAAGACTACCATCTAACTCTTATAATAAAGACACCTACAACTAATAAGACATACGATATGCTATACCCATTTAACGCGTTTGAGCGACCTGGAGAAATCGTGTTAGATTACGATATAGCTAATATAGCACATAAAAAAGTTTCTACTGACCTTACATCGTTGATATCCGAAATGGATTGCAATAAATTTTTAGATACCACACTAACTATCAAATACTAAATTTATGAAAACTAAAGATAAAATATTTATACAAATAGCAGCATATAGAGATCCTCAATTAGTTCCTACAATCAATGATTGCATCGCTCAAGCGAAATATCCGGAAAAGTTGGTCTTTAGTATATGTTGGCAGAATTCAAAAGATGATGACTTCGAGGACTTGAGCCAATTTTCCGGAGATCCGCGATTTAAAATTATTGATGTTAATTATAAAGAGTCGAACGGTGCATGCTGGGCTAGGAATCAAATTCAACAACAGTACGATAATGAAAGGTATACACTGCAACTAGACTCTCATCACCGGTTTGCAAAGCACTGGGATGAAACATTAATAGATATGCTAAAGGGGTTGCAAGATAAGGGCCACAAAAAACCGCTACTCACGTCGTATGCTCCGTCATTCGATCCAGATAACGATCCCGCGGCACGTACAGACGAAGCATGGAAGATGGATTTTGATAGATTCATCCCTGAGGGTGCTGTATTCTTCTTACCAGCAAATATCGAAGGGTGGCGCGATTTGACAGAGCCTCAACCGGCGAGATTCTATTCCGCACATATGTGTTTTACACTGGGTAAGTTTGCCTTGGAGGTTCAGCATGATCCTGAGTATTATTTTCATGGTGAGGAGATCAGCATAGCTGTAAGAGCATATACTCATGGTTATGATCTCTTCCATCCTCACAGACCGGTCATATGGCATGAATACACCCGCAAAGGACGTACTAAGCATTGGGACGACCACACTGGAGTAGATGATACTACAAATTGGGGAAAAACTAACTCTGAAAGCCATCTCCGGAATCGGAAATTATTTGAAATGGACGGATTGACTAGAGATATTGACTTCGGAAAGTACGGGTTCGGTACAGAAAGGTCATTGAGAGATTATGAGAAGTATGCCGGCTTATGTTTTAAAACTCGAGGTGTACAGAAGTATACAAGTGATAGACACTTCCCACCGAATCCAGAAGTTCCGGATGAAGAGTTCGAAGAATCGTGTCACACTATATTCAAGCATTGTATAGATGTTAATTTTAACGATCTACCTCTCGATGACTATGACTTTTGGTGTGTCACATTTCAAGATAAAGATGGAGAAACATTATTTCGAGAAGATGCCGATCAACATGAGATTCAACGAATGAAGAATGACACTGATGGTTATTTTAAGATATGGAGGGAGTTTAACGCAAAGGATAAGCCTAATAATTGGCTAGTTTGGCCTCATAGCAAAAAAGAAGGTTGGTGTGATCAGATCACCGGAGGGTTATGACAGAAGAAAAGGTAATCCTAACGCTTACAACCATACCGGAGAGACTATCATTTGATCACGCGCTTGGTTTAAAGAGAGTAATATATTCTCTAATTAACTTGAAATGTAATAATTACGAAATACATTTCAATATACCTGAGGTTAATATCAGAACCGGGGAAGAGTATATTATACCGGAGTGGTTAAAGTTTATTGACGGAAGAGAAAAATTGAGAATATTTAGAACCGAGGACTACGGGCCGGTGACGAAGTTACTTCCAACATTAAGAAGAGTGGAGGATCCAAATCAGCTAATTATTGTAGTTGATGATGATTTAATATATGAATCTAGAATGATTGAAAGTCATCTAAATCTTAGAGAGAAGAATGATAATGTTGTTTGGGGATACGCCGGTCTAAATAATCTCGGCGAAAAGTTCAGTGATGCCAGGGACAGATTTGTTATAGGGGTGAACGAGGACGTAAGAGTTGGTATAATTGAACATTACAAAACCGTTTCTTATCGGAGAAGATTTTTTGGTGATGATTTTGATGAAGTGTTTTTATCTAAAGGATGGGCAGACGATCACCTTGTTTCAGCTTATATGGGTATGAAGGATATAATAAAAATGGTAGCTGCATCAGAGTATATACCTAAGCATGCGAACCAGGATGAGTGGAGAAGATATGGTGTTGTTGAGTCCTTTCCGGTTATTAAACATTCGGTTACTAGTTCGAGAAAAGAAGGATGTAATGAATTTCGGAAAGAATCTGAACCCCTATATGATAAGGACCTATATAAATTTTTAAGCGTATAGGCATATTGATATGATGCATACAATACAGGAGGTATTATTTAAAACTGCATTAAAAGAGGAGGGTATTGATGTTCATGGATTCCGGCTAGATCATGGAGTACCTATGAATTATAACGGTGGTAAGGAGTACAACTTAGTATATCCAAAATCATATCTAGAAGAGCTTGAGATCATTGATATTGATAATAAACCTATAGATTATTTTTTTATAGGTACTATGTCAGGTGATCACAGACAGTTTTTAAAGCGGTGGGATAAGCCGAATTCGATAATCAGAACAAGTCAGCAAAATAAGTTTATACATCCGAAAGATGATAAGGTAGGCTATTATGGTGAAAACTTTTTCAATAGACCGTATTTCACTGAGATGGCTACTTCTAAGTTTGTACTAGCACCGGCGGGCTGTTCAGCGTTTAAACCAAAGTATAAAGCCGCCGGAACTTTTATATGGTCTTATAGATTTTGGGAGGCGGTTATGGTTGGGTCTATACCAATAACTAACGAACCAGATCCACGCTGGCATGAAGAATACAAATTTTATAATTTAGATGATGATCACATATACCGTAAAGACTGGGCGGATCATAACTTTAAAGTATTTAAACGTAATCACTTTATATGGACTTAAGACTAAAAATTAACTTTTGCCCATGGGCGAATTTCGGAGATACCCTGGTACCGTATATGCTGAAAAAATTAAATATACCTTTTATATTCTCTCACCATACAGTAGACAATAAACTGGTTATGATTGGGTCTATACTAGGAGGTGCCGGAAGGCTAAAATCAGCTATATACGGATCAGGATTTATGCATTCTACAGATCGACCACAATCAAAAGATGCAAATTATATAGCTGTTCGAGGACCACGGACAAGAAACATTCTTAAAGATCATGGTATAGATGTTTCTAATGTATTACTAGGTGATCCCGCGATATTACTACCGTATGTGTATAATCCGGATCCGCCAGAGAAAAAATACAAGCTAGGGATTATACCACACAATGTAGATCATGACGAAGTATCTAGGATAATTAACACCGATCAAAACAATAGAGGTCAGATGGTCAATGGAACAGGCGATTTTAAAGATACAATACTAATAAATCCACAGACGTCGGTTTCTATGATAGAGCCGTTTATTGATAAAGTACTATCATGTGAGAAAATTATATCTACATGCCTACACGGAACTATAGTTTCACATGCTTATAATATACCAGTAAAGTGGTATCGGAATAGTGATCGACTGTGTGGTGATGATGTTAAGTTTCATGACTACTTTGAGAGTCAAGGGATTGTAGGTATAACCCCTCTACAGACAATTACAGGTACAGACATGGATATACCACCAGTAGAGCTAGGGCTTGATGTTGAGAGCTTATGGCAGGCTAGGCCATTTGACACCTTAGAGGATCGCTTTTACGTCGACATAGATAACGAGGCATGGATTGATGAAGTATATCCACCAGGATATAAAGATAAGCTATGGGATGATAGCTGCTGGTTATAGGTAGATAATAGGTCTTATGGAATTACAGAAACACATAACAATCGTTACTGGTATCTGGAACTTAAACCGGAGCGAGGCAGGGGATGGATTCAAAAGACCTTTTAGTTTTTATATAGATAACTTTAAGAAATTACTAGCGGTGGATGTTCCTATGATCGTATATATAGAAAAACAGTACGAACATATTGTTTGGGAAATAAGAGATAAAGAAAATACTGATGTACATATCAAGGAAGTGGAGGATTTTAAGCGAAATATTGATATATTCGACAATATACAAAAGATCAGAACCGATCCAAGCTGGTTTAATCAACAGGGCTGGTTAAAAGAGAGCGCGCAGGCAACTATGGAGAATTACAATCCCATGGTAATGTCTAAGATGTTTATGCTAAACGATGCTAGTATATGGAACCCATTTGGAACAGAGTATTTCGCATGGATTGATGGTGGTATAACCAATACAGTACATGAAGGCTATTTTACACATGATAAAGTATTAGACAACGTACATAAGTATATGGATAGGTTTTTCTTTATATCTTTCCCATACGATGACGCCGGGGAGGTTCATGGATTCTCAAGAGAAGGGATGATTAGGTATGCTGGTGAGAAAACTGAGTATGTATGTCGAGCCGGCTTTTTCGGCGGTCATATAGATTATATCGGAAAAGCAAATGGTGACTACTACGGTCTATTGTCTGACTCTCTGAGAGCTGGATATATGGGTACTGAAGAGAGTGTGTTCACCTTAATGGCATATCAAGATCCGGAGATGTATAAGCGGTTCGAGATAGAGAGTAACGGTTTAATCAGCCCATTTTTCGAACATGTTAAGAATAATCATGATGATATAAAAATTGCTCCTGTCCCAGAGAATATCAGTAAAGGTTTAGATTTGCAGCCATCTACAGTAAAAGTCGCATTATATGTTATAGGTTTCAACTCACCAAAACAATTCGATGCTCTCGTTAAAAGCTATTCACATCAACCCGAATTTCTAGAACAGACTGACAAGTACCTTCTAGACAACAGTACTGACAAATCTACTTTCGATGAGTATGAATCTCTATGTAATAGACATAATTTCACCAGGATTAAAAAAGATAATATAGGTATATGTGGCGGACGCCAATTCGTCGCTGAGCACTTTGATAAATCTGACAATGATCTATATATATTTCTGGAAGATGATATGACACTTGTAAGTACTGAGGGAACATGTAAGAATGGTTTCCGGAGAGTCGTACCGAAGCTATTAGATACAGCCAAAAAAATCATAATCAAAGAAGGGTATGACTTCTTGAAGTTCTCATTTACAGAATTCTATGGCGATAATGGTACTCAGTGGTCGTGGTATAATTTACCGTCAAATGTACGTGTAAAATTATTCCCAGATAAGCCTAAATTACCCAGAACAGGGCTAGACAAAAACGCGCCGAGGACTGTATACAATAATATTAAGACAGAGAATAGTATACCGTATGCTGACGGGGAGATTTATTACTGTAATTGGCCTCAAATAGTAAGCCGAGAAGGTAATAAAAAGATGTTCTTAGATACTACATGGAGCTTTCCTCATGAACAGACATGGATGTCCCATATGTATCAATTAACAAAGGATAAGAAACTACGTAGTGCAATTCTACTTGCTTCTCCGATTGAACATATACGAGATGATCACTACGATTCTTCTCTCCGTGTCGAAAGTTAGTATTATTCTCCAGGCTATTTCTGCTAGACACAATGCACCCGTAATACAACGGGTTCATTGAGTGTATTACTTTCCAGTATTATTCCGAATTGCTATACAGAGCGCACTCATCATTTAATGAGACTTTAATTTTATGGAGTGTCCCGACCTTTAAACTCCGGTTAGCGTACTAACCACTAAAGCATGCTGATATAATGGTATCACGGTTCGTGCGATGTGTTCTCTACGAACACCGCTTTTAAACACCGCTCAGTGTAATTTAATTTAGCTTTGTCTATTCCAGCAGTAATTTCTGCCGAGTCACATCCTACCTCTTGAGATGACCACCTCTCACATTCGTGTACCGATAATGCCGGTAGGAATCATTATAACGTTTTTTCACATTTGTATGACATCATTAGTTTATACTCAATGTTAATATAAATCAACTATAATATTGATAAGACCGGTTTTTACAATAAATATTGTATATACAAATGAAATCTGATCCGTTTTATTTTGAGATTAAAGACATGATAACGCAATTCGTCGCGGCGTTTGATGGTGTAACAATAAAGAGATATAATAAAGATCGAGAAATACAAGATAAGATTGCTGTTAGATATGTATATTCGCCGAAGCAACGAGTGTTGCATGATATAATCAATAAAGCTAAACACATTACATTACCTGTAATCGCTGTTAATATACAAAGCGTCGCTAGAGATACATCTCGAGTATTTAATAAGCTTGATTCGTCATATTATATGATGACAACTCAGCACAATTTATCAGGAGATATCGGTCAGGAGGATAATATACCGCAACCAGTACCGGTCAACATAGCGGTCAAGATGAGTATACTAACCAAGTTTCAGTCAGATATGGACCAGATTCTTAGTAATTTTATACCATATAATAACCCATACGTAATTATATCATGGAAAGTACCTACCAGTTTCGCTACTGTACCTCAGGAGATACGATCTGAAGTGTTGTGGGACGAAAATATATCAATGACATACCCTACAGAACTGACACCAGATTCACCATACAGAGTCAGCGCAGATACTAGTTTCACTATAAAGGGCTGGTTGTTCCGTAAAGAGACATCACCGGTGAAGACGGTATTTACAATAGATACAACAATGTATGCTGTATCGTCAGTAAATGATATGCCTGATATATCCTCCGCTGATGAACTAGCGAATTATAATTCACTATTCTTCGATCCACCTATATTCTCCATTATAACACCTGAAATACCGAATGGAGTAGTCGGCGTACCGTAATGATGTTAACATTTGCAGTTTCCGGAGGAGTTCCTCCAATAACCTGGTCTGCCGCATATGCAACGACTAGTGCTCCTAGTACATTATTCTCTGGTCTTCCGACCGGAATGTCTCTTGATACCAATACTGGCGTCATGACCGGTACACCGGTCGCTCCGGAATCCTACGATGTAGTGATAACAGCTACCGATGGATCTTCACCTCCTCAAATAGTATCTCGTTCATATAGTTGGACTGTAGATCCTCCACCGACTCCAACGCCAACAGTAACACCGACGGTCACTCCAACGGTAACCACGACGTCGACTGCTACTCCTACTCCGACAGTTACCCCTACAATCACTCCATCCAGTGGTAGCGTTTCTATTCCTGTTTCTCCCACTCCGACGCCAACTCAAACAGTGACAGTTACCCCGACTCAAACAGTGACAGTCACCCCGACAGCGACACTAACGCCTACACCTACACCAACACCAACAATCACACCCACTACTACTACTACACCGACACCAACGGTGACTCCCACAAATACAGCAACACCAACACCGACGCCTACTCCAACACTTGTCCCTAGCTCATCTAGATCACTATATATAAGATTGAAATACGACAACATACTATCCGGTGAGACTGTATATATACCACTCGCGGGCATGACCGGGTTGGGAGCTACAATATATTGGGGAGACGGTACATATAACCCGTACGCCTCGTTCCAAAGCTTCACAAAACAACACACGTATGCTGCCTCCGGAGATTATACGGTAACTATAGATGGTGATATTACTGATTATGGCGCATCTACATTTTTCTCTAGTAATCAAAGAATTACATCAGCCTACATCTCCGGTGGAGCAGATCTGACAAGTACTTCCA